ATGAATGCAAGCAGAGTTTTTAAAAAGTCATTCTCGAAAAAAAACCTTCTAAAAGTATACAATGAAAAAATCAAAGAATCAGGAGCGATTGGCATAGATCGGATTCGTCCATCAAAACTTGATTTAACAATAAAGAATGAGATCACTTTTATTTTTGAAAAGGTTAATTGTGGAAATTATAAATTTACAGCATATAAAGAAAAATTAATATCTAAAGGGGCTAACTCTATCCCCAGACAGATTTCCATACCAACTGCCAGGGACAGAATTACCCTTAGGGCTCTCTGTGAATGCCTTACAGAAATATATCCTAACTCCAGATTAAAACTACCACATACAGTAATTGACTTATTGAAAAATGCATTAAACAGCGATCTATATGCTGAATATGCAAAAATAGATCTCAAAAGTTTCTATCCTTCAATTGAACATAAATTGATATTTAATGCAATAAAAAATAAGATTAGAAAAAAAGAAATTAGACAGTTAATAACATCATCATTAATCGTGCCTACTGTAAGTGGAAGTACAGGAAGCAAAGGTGTCCCTAATAATACCAGAGGAGTACCTCAGGGGTTAGCAATATCAAACATTTTAGCTGAAATATCACTATCTGATTTCGACAATGAAATCAATAAAATGCATGACATATGGTACATGCGATACGTTGATGACATTCTTATTTTAACGCAAAAAGATCAAGCAACAAAAATTGCATCTCATATCATTGATAAGCTTCAATCATTAAATTTAAACCCACATCCATTAAATGAAGAGAACTCAAAATCCAAAGTAGGCAGCTTGGATGAAAGTTTCAACTTTTTGGGCTACCACATAAAAAATCGAGAATTATTGATAAAACATGAGAGCATTCTTAGATTTGAGTCATCCTTAGCAAAAATTTTTACTGCATATAGACACGCTCTACTACAAGCTAAAAATAAGCGCGATAAAGAACGAGCTGTTGCATATTGTCAGTGGAAACTAAATCTTAGAATTACGGGATGTGTGTTTGAAGGTAAACGATTGGGATGGGTATCGTACTTCTCACAAATAACGTCAACAGCTCAACTTCGAGCTGTTAATCATACGATCAATAATCTTATCCGCCGATTCGGCCTTTCATCAGAAATAAAACCAAAGTCTTTGATTAAAACTTTCTATGAACTCCGCAGGGGTAGAGCGGAGACTTTTAAATACATACCTAACTTTGACAATCTACATATATCTCAGAAACGAGAAATTGTTTCTATGTGGATAGGGAAAGAGAATGAAAAAAAACTTAGCAATAGTGAAATAGAGAGAAAATTTAAATTTAAAATTGCGAAATCAGTAAAAGAGCTTGAAGAGGACATTTCAGGGATATCATAGATATGTAATCCATTAAATCCTTTATATATAAAGCAATAAACACACTATTTAAATTCACAAATCAGCCGCAGTATCCTGCCATGACAAGTTGCTGCGGCATATCACAAAACGATTACTCCATAACAGGGACCGCAGGCCACTCAATATCAGGTGCAGTTGATGTATCAACACGGTTCAGCAACACCCGATACTTTTTCCAGGCTTCCAGCAATGAGGTTTCTTCCTCCGTTGCGATTTCCAGATCTACAGCATCCTGAAGTGGCGCAATATGCTCACTGGCTACCTGCATCAGGCTGTTTTTTGTTTCTTCCGCCTCTCGGATCCGGAACAGTTTTTCTGCTTCTGCATCTTTCACCCAGGCTGTGCCGTTCCACTTCTGAAACTCCCCTTCCGGCGATAACCAGGTAACATTTTCCGGTAACGGATCGAGTTCAGAAATAAATAACTCGTCCCCTGACGCTACGTCATAAACCGTTTTACCCCGATGGTCTTCAACGAGATGCCACGATGCCTCATCACTGTTGAAAACAGCCACAAAGCCAGCAGGAATATCTGGTGGTGCAATATCGGTACTGTTTGCTGGCAGACCTGTATGAGGCGGAATATATGCGTCGCCTTCACCAATAAATTCATTAGTTCCGGCCAGCAGATTATAAATTTTTATGGTCCGTGGTTGTTCACTCATTCTGAATGCCATTATGCAAGCCTCACAATATAGTTAAATGCGATGTTTTTGACGGTGTTTTCCGCGTTACCAGCAGCGTTAACGGTGATGGTGTGTCCATGTGAACCAATCGCAACGGAGTGCGTATGAGCACCAATACCGACAGTATGTGCATGTGCGCCTGCGCTTGCAGCAGTGCCGGACAGCGAGTGGGTATGAGCACCATCTGATGATGTCTTCCCTGCATTACGAGTCTGGCCACTACCGCTTGTTGTGCTCATAATCCCCGCGCTTAGATTTGAAATCGCGGTATAACCATTAGGGAAAATGCTCGTGTTCGTGCCACCAAATGCACCGGAACTCTTGTGTTGGTGCGCACCGGCACTATTTGCGGTCCCGCTAATACTATGGGTATGCGCCCCGGTGTTATTCGTGGATTTAGTGCCGTAATCAAACGACGATGTGGTTTTCGTACCCAAATCCGTACTGGATGCGCTGGCGCTGTGGGTGTGCGATTTAATGCCGTCCTGTTCCTGAGACAATACGGCACGACCACTGGCGGGTTTGCCCTTAATCGTCCAGCCACGCATATCAGGGATCACACCTGACGGATAAGCGGCTGCAAGTTTCGGGTAGGCAGATTTGTCAAAAGTCTGCCCCTGCATCAGGGCATAACCAGACGGAACGGTATCTGATGGCCACGGGATTGGTGCGCCGACTGGGTAGCTTTCTGGTGGAAGATTTTTCGAGGTATAAACTTCTGCCCAGCCTTCCTCAAAACCATAACCGTCTCTTGAAGAACGGTAGAACAGACCACCATTTCTGTAATGCGCCTTCATCTGCAGGGTCCGGCAACTTCCGACTCCGGTATAGAAGTTAACCAGAATATAGCTGTCGCCAGAGCGGGTGACATTGTAAGCGCCTGATTCGGCATTCCAGGGAACGCCACCATCCGCATCGGCATATGTATCCGTTGCCCTTCTGGCAAAAGCAGCCACATGCGCGGCGGTTAAAGTAATATCTTTGGAACCATCAAACTCAACACCAGAAACCAGTCTTGGCGTTTGCAGCTTTGTTGCTGTTAATGCATTACCGTTCAGACTTGCGGACAGTTTGGTTCCAATAACCAGTTCGCCGGTTGCGTTATCAATAGCAAACGGTCTTAATGTATTCCAGCCACCATAAACATCACCTTGATTGGTAAGCAGCAGGTAAGTTTTAGCGCCATCATTACGCCATAATGCACCATACTCCCCACCTATCATTCGAATCTGATTACCACCACGCGCTACAATTTCGTCTGTGGCAAAAAGTTTTTTGCATGACAAGTTATCGTTAACGATTAACGAATGAGACTCATAAAAACCACGCCCACTCTTAAAATCAAGGATAACGTCCGCCGCGATACATTCAGTCGCTGGATTTGTTGCCCCAAACTTATAGGTCGTATCATTAACAACGAGATCAGCACCAGGTGCGGATATTGACAGGCCATCTTCGATAAACGCAAAAACAGGGAAAGCAGCGCCATCAACATAGAACACAGAGCGCAAATCATCGCCCTTATTACTCATCATTATTGAGTGGATGGCTCGTTCATTGTTTTGATATTGCCAGAACATTCCATAAGCATAACGCCCCCTGTCAGTCCAGCCACCAGGCATAACAAATCCGTTAAACTCGCAGTTATTCATCGGATCGCCTGCGGTTCGCGTTGCCGTGGTGATAATGACCCTTGATGCCAGTTCGCTTACTGAGCCAGCAGAACGCATAACAACAACAGGGTAATATTTTCCAGATGTTGCACCTGCAGGAGCGTTAACCCGCACATAACGCATACCACGCTTATCAGCAAAGTCTGTTTTACTGACCGCGTTAATGTTGTTCAGGAAGCGTCCCTTATCGGGTATATCAGCGCCGTTCTGGTCTTTCTGCAGACGTTTCTCTGCATTGTCATAGGCTGATTTTACTGCCTTTGGCGTTGCCGCCAGCGTTTCAGACGTACTGTTGGTCGCACTGCTGAGCTGTACTATCCCCTTTTTCGTCGTACTTGCATCCTCAAGCGCCACGGCGGATGCAATATCCTCTGCCCGTTTTGCCGCTGTCTCGGCGCGCGTTGCCGCGGATTCCGCCGTACTTTTGCTCTGTGCTGCCGCCGTCGCACTGCCAGCTGCCTCTGTCGCCTTCGTGGATGCTGTCGTGGCGCTGCCCTTCGCTGCGGACGCTTGTCTGGTCGCCTCATCTTTTGAAGCAGACGCAGATGATGCCGATGACGCCGCCGAACTGGCGGACGATGCGGCAGCCGTTTTTGAGGATTCTGCACGGGTTTCCGACGCTTTCGCGTTCGTCTCGGATGTCTTCGCTGCGGAAGCAGACCTCGCTGCTGCGCTGGCCTGTACAGCGGCTTCGCCAGCCTTCGTTGTGGCTGTTGAAGCAGACGATGCAGCACTTTCTGCCGATTTTCCGGCGGCGGAGGCACTGGCTGAGGCCTGCCCGGCACTTGTTGACGCGGCACTGGCAGACGACGCAGCCGCTGTTTTTGAGCCTGCCGCAGCTGAGGCGCTCTGTCCCGCTGCCGTTTCAGAAGACTTAGCGTTCGTCTCGGACGTTTTTGCCGCCTTCGCAGAATTTGCTGCCGCCGTTGCCGAGGAAGCGGCACTACTGGCGCTTGATGATGCGTTCGTTTCTGATGATTTCGCTGCCTCTTTTGAGGCCGCCGCATCCCGGGCTGAGGTGGCAGCTTCTGACGCCTTCGTGGTCGCGGCGGATGCAGAAGTGGCTGCTGATTGTTGTGACGCTGCCGCATTCGTTTCTGACGTTTTCGCCGCACCGGCACTGGTGGCCGCCGCGCTTTTTGAGGACTCTGCAGCGGCAGCACTTTTTGAGGCTTCAGTGGCCTTTGTTGATGCCGTTCCTGCGCTGGAAGACGCTGACTGAGCCGACGAAGCGGCCTGCCCGGCTGATGTGCTGGCTGCACGTGCTGAGCCTGCAGCATCAGTCGCATGGGTTGCCGCCTCACGGGCTGATGTGCCGGCATCGCTGGCTGACTTCTTCGCGGCTGCCGTGTTCTGTGCCACCGCGGACGCGTTACGCGCCACCTCTTCCACCATCAGTTCAAAACGGCGCAGTGCCTCTGGCCGGACATCATCCTCCGTCATTGCACCGAGGAAATCATTCAGTGTGCCCGGCTTTGAGTCCTCATATACGGTGATAATCCCGGCGTGTGACGGCGGGAATCCCTCCACCAACAGACTGACGCTGTACTGACCATACTCGACGTCCATTGTGTAACGCCCGGCTTCATCCGGGTTTTCTGAGGCCACTGTGTTCACCACCACCGTGGTGCTGTTGCGCCTGGCCTTTAGCTGAATGGTGCAGTTTTGTATCGGCTTACCTGCGCCATCTTTCAGTACACCTGAAATCCGTACTGCCATATTCCCCCCACAAAAAAGCCCGCCTGAACCGGCGGGCTGTCATAACACTGTGTTACCTGGCTAATCAGAATTTATAACCGACACCAACGATGAAACTGTTGGTACGCCAGTCACCGCTGCCGGAGCCTTCATAAGCGACATCAACGGCCACGGATTCGGTCGGGTTAAACTGCACGCCAGCCCCCCACGCCAGAGACGTGTTGCTGTGGCGACCGTCATCACTTCCGGTCAGCACATCGTGCGTTTTCCCCTTGTTGTCAGTTACGCGGAGATAATCCCCGGAGAAAGTCGACACACGGCTGTAAGCCACACCCGCCATCGCATACGCGCTGAACCATTCATTTACGCGCACAGACGGCCCCGCCATTACGCTGAACCAGCGGTTACGAACGGAATCTTCATGCCAGCGGGTATCGCTGTAATGGGTCAGCTGGCGATTCTTGTCTCCTGCATAGCTGAAAGACGTCACCATCCCCAGTGTGTCCGTAAACTCATAACGGTATTTCACGTTAATCCCGTTCAGATCATCACTGCCGGGAACGTTCGTCCGGGCATGAAGATACCCCGCGCTCAGCGTGGACTGATGTTCAGACGCCCATACAGGCGCACCGGATACGGCCAGACAAATGGCTGCGGACAAAATTGCTGCACAAACTTTACGCATAATTACCTCTCGCTTTTCTGCAATAAAAAAGGCGTCATTCCTGACGCCCTTTATTGGGGTTATAAATATTTCAACGAATACTGATGCCGGAAGCAGCTTTTTTGGTCACAATCACCGTACAGTCGGTGATATTGCCTGCCCCCTGATTGCCTTTCTGGAAAATCTTAAACTCCAGAGTGACGCTACCACCACCACTAGGCATATCAATAACTGCACTGTAACTACCGGGAATGGCCCCTTTAGTTTCTCTGGATGCGATTAATACGCCGTTTTTGCGAACTTCAAAACCATAACCCGTGTATCGCGTGCCTCCTGGGTTATTTCCGCTCCCCGGATCGTCATACGCTATACCGTTAAAAATAATGGGCGGAATAATAATCTGGCGGTCAAAGTTATGATCATCGCTGATGGTGACTGTAACCGTACCGTTTGGTGTTTCCGTGTTACCCCACGTACCGACTTTTTTCGGGAAGGCTTTTGATACAGCTTTAACGAAATCCCCTCTGACCTGGGTCGCCTCCAGCATGCCCTTAATCGTACAGTTCTGGTTAATCGTGACATTGTTGAGCGTTCCTGAGTTCGCATTCACACTGCCACTGATATCCGCATTTTTCGCCGTCAGTCGCCCGTCTGGTGTCAGGGAAAATGCCGGAGGATTACCGCCGCTGGTAATGGTGGGAGCCGTCAGATATTTCAGGAACACTTCATTCATGAATATCTGATCGCCCTGACCAACAAACATCGGCTTTGTGTTGCCATTCGCAGGATTAATCATCGCAATCCTGTCTGCTGCCAGCAGCACCTGACTCTGCATGCCGTCAGGGGTATTCTCAATACCGGCACCGATACCCGCAATATAAAGGCGTCCGTCCTGCATCTGCTGCAGCTTCACTGCCCACATGCTGTTCAGGTTATTATTTGTATCAACCTGAACCTTCTGTATCTGCTGGATCGCTGCACTCTGGTCTTCCAGTTTCTTATTGACGGTCTGTGTTATTTCATTGCTGACATCCGTTATGGACGTCCTGATTTCAGTCAGGTCAGGCGCAAGCTGACCGTTATCAATCTGCGTCCACAGCTCCTGAGCCAGATGGGTTTTCCCTATCTCGCCTTTGAAAAAATCCAGATAGCCTGATGCATCATCACTCGGCTGACCGACAGCCTCCACGAATGCCGATTTGCCAACGGTGTTCACACTGCGAACGTAAAAATAATAATCATGGCCCGGTTTGATATTGATACTGGCGGCTATCCAGTACAGCGCCGTACCAAGATAACGCGCGCTGGTTTCAACCTGCCTGATATCCGCAATCCGTTTTTCCGAGAACCAGAACTCAAACTGTACCGTCGGATCATAAACCGCAAGATGCGGTGTGGCGGTTATCTGAAAATAGCCCGGCGTCAGCTCAATCCGCGACGGTGCTGCCGGTGCGGCAATCCGGAATGATACCGACGCCGGATCACCCTGCTGCCCCCAGGCATTTACCGCCCTGACTGTCAGCCTGTAGTTCCCCAGCGCCAGCTGCCTGAAGCGGTATGTGGTTTCCGTCGTCCGGGCCGTGCTGACCAGCCGCTCACTGCCGTCATCCGCTGTTACGGTCAGACGGAGCAGGAAGCTCACGCCCTTCACCACCTTCGGCGTGTCCCAGCGGGCCAGTACCTGATACTCCCCGCTGTCTGCAGTGACTTCGGCGGTCAGATGCTGCACTGCTGGCGGCGTGACACCATTCACCGTGCCGCTCTGGTCACCGTCAAAGTGCGCCCCGTTATCCACGATGGCCTCTTTCTCCGGCACATGCTGCACGGCAGTGATGGCATACGTGCCGTCGTCGTTCTCACGGATACTCACGCAGCGGAACAGGCGCTGGCGCAGCGTCGGCAGCTTAAGCCCCCACACGCTGTATTCAGCAACACCGTCAGGAACCCGGCTCACTTTTACCTTCACGCCGTCGGTGACGGACTGGACCTCCACGCTGACCGGATTGCCACTTCCGTCAACCAGGCTTATCAGCGTGGTACCGGAGGATAGCAGCGTGATTTCACGGTCGAGCGTCAGCGTCCGGGTCTGGCTGTTCACCGCCAGCACGCGCCCGCCGATGCTGATACCGGCATAGTCATCATCGCAGATTTCAATGACATCGCCCGGTACATGGCGAAGCCCTTCAGCACCCACGCTGAAGTCCACGGTCTGCGTCTCCAGCAGCTCCGTTTTAATCAGCCACAGCCCGGCGCGGTGTGCCTGCCCCCGACTGGTACAACCAAAGGCATCCATCTTCGTGACATTACGACCGTAACGGGCAATGGCCTGCGTATCTTCAACAAGCTCTGTCGCCGTCTCCCAGCCGTTGTTCGGGTCAATCCAGTTCACCTCAACGGCATTATGGCGGTCCTTCAGGGCGCTGAAGCTGTAGCGGAACGGCGCGCCATCATCCGGCATCACCACATTACTGCGGTTATAGGTCCACACCTTATCCGATGGCCGGTCCTGCACAAACGTCAGCGTCTGCCCGTTCCATACCGGCATACAGCGCATCGCCGAGCAGAAATCACTGAGCACATCCCACGCCTTGCGCTGTGTGGTCAGGTACGCATTACAGGTGATGCGCGGCTCCGTGCCGCCAAAGCCGTCCGGCACCGACTGGTCGCAGTACTGGCCGATGACATACAGCGCCCATTTATCCACATCCGCTGCACCAAGACGTTTCCCCATGCCGTAGCGCGGATGGGTCAGCATATCCCACAGACACCAGGCCATGTTGTTGCTGTATGCCGGTTTAAACGTTCCGTCCCAGATACCGCTGTATTGCCGCGTCTGCGGGTTATAATTCGACGGCACCTGCAGAATACGCCCGCGCAGATGATAATTACGGCTCACCTGCTGGCTGCCGAACTGCTCCGAGTCCACCTGCACGCCGAACAGTGCCGTGTTCGGGTAGCACTGTTTCACATCGATAATTTCGGTGTATGACGACCAGAGCGTTTTGTTCTGCAGCTGGTCTGTGGTGCTGTCCGGCGTCATCCTGCGCATCCGGATACTGAACGGGCGCGGCGGCAGGTTATCCACCACCACCGAGGCCAGATACTGTGAAGTGGTTTTACCCTTAATGGTGATGTCTTTTTCCGTCACCCAGCCACCGTTACGTTGTATCTGAACCAGCAGGCGGACTTCCGATGGATTCCTGTCCCCCTTTGAGGTGGTTTCCACCAGTGCCTGCACGCCGAAAGTAAAACGCAGACGGTCAATGTTTGCCGACGTGATGGTCCGGGTGATCGGCGTGTCATATTTCACTTCTGTACCGAGCACCGTCTCGGAGCCGGAGGATTCAAATCCCTCCGGCGGTGTCTGCTCCTGCTCACCGGCCCGGAACACCACCGTGACGCCGGATATATTGGTATTCCCCTCACTGTCCAGCACCGGCGTACTGTTCAGCAGCACGCTTTTTAATCCATCCACCGGACCTTCAACCGGCCCTTCGCTGATGGCATCGATCACACTCAGCAGCTGCGTGGACTTCAGGTTGTCCTTCGCTTCGCGCGGGGTATGCCCCTTACTGCTGCCTTTACCCATTCGTCACGCTCCATAAACGACAAAACCGCCCGCAGGCGGTTTCACATAAAACATTTTGCATCAGCGGCCAATCACCACAACCTGACCACCGTCCCCTTCATCTGCCGTGCTGATCTCCTGAGAAACCACACGAGACCCCACACGCATTTCACCGTACAGAACAGGCAGAACATTGCCCTGGGCAACCATGTTATCCAGTGAGGAAAAATAGGTGTTCTGTTTGCCGTTATCTGTACTGGCTGCCGTGGACGTCCTGGCTTTCGGTGCCAGCATCTGCGCCACACCGCCCAGGATCATACTGGCCCCTGCCGCATACATGCCCGATACAGCCGCGGCACCCAGCCAGCCCACAGGGTTCCACCATGCCACCGCAATCAACGCCGCCCCCAGCACCACCTGAAATACACCGCCACTTTTAGCTCCCGCCAGACGCGGCACGATATGGATCACGGCACCATTTGCCAGCGGCTCATTAAGACGGGCAGATAATTCGGTTTCACCTGCATCACGCCCGGCAATGCGCACCTGATACCAGCCGTCATTCAGTTTCTGACGAAACGCCGGGAGCTGTGTGGCCAGCGCCCGGATGGCTTCGGCCCCCGTTTTCACACGAAGGTCGATGCGGCGGCCAAATCGTTGCAAATCCCCGTAAAGGCAGATGCGTGCCATGCCCGGTGACGCCAGAGGGAGTGTGTGCGTCGCTGCCATTTGTCGGTATACCTCTCTCGTTTGCTCAGTTGTTCAGGAATATGGTGCAGCAGCTCGCCGTCACCACAGTAAATGGCGGCATGATTCGGCACCGATGAACCAAAACAGCACAGCAGCACATCGCCCGGCTGCGCCGCTGACAACGGCACCTGATACAGCCCTGTGGCCTCCAGATTATCCAGATAGAGATTCTGACCGTGACGCCACCAGTCATCCCCGCGATGAAAATCCGGCATCTCAATCCCCGCCAGATGATAAGCATCCCGGAACAGCGTGTAACAGTCCGTCACCCCGTGCTCAAAGCGCCGCCCGGTAAGATGCGGCACACTGCGGAATTTATGAATCTCACCCCGGCAGACCAGCCACCAAGGCAAATCGCTCTGCACCTGCAGCCGCCTGTCAGCCTCACTCAGCCAGGGCAGACCACCGGGGTGGCTGTGGACCAGCGCCACAATCTCACCCTGCATCTCTGCCCGCAGCCAGTCCTCCGGCGACATCCGGAAATACGCCTCCGGCTCACCGGAGATATTCACGCAGGGAAAATATCTTTCCCCCTCCGGCGTTCTCACCACGAAGCCGCACGATTCCGCTGGCGCACATCGCCGGGCGTGCGCCAGAATCGCTGATTCTGTCTGTGTCATGGGATTACTGCGAAAGTTTGTTAATGGAAAGGAAGCCGCCAAAGTTGCCGACGTTATTGCGAAACTTACAACCACTCAGGCATTTGCTGCATTTATCCTTCGTGATATCGGACGTCGGCTGGTCATATTCATCCGCGACCGCCGGACCGCTATAACCGCACTCATCACCGCGATAGGTCCAGGTGCAGGTGTTGGCCAGCATGATGCGCCCCGGAAAAACAGCACCATCCGTTTCCGTCGGTGTGGAGAGCACAAAGGAGGCACTGACCGCACTCAGTTCGCTACACTGCTCGATGCGCCAGCGGCTGATCACCTCCTGCTCCGGATCGGCGTCGCTGTTTCCGTTGACGAAGTTCACCACATCCAGAAAACGGGCGTAAACCTTACGCCTGACCACCGTTCCGCCGACCAGACTCTGCAGGTCTTCCGCCATCCCGGTGACCATGCCGTGCAGGTTAGAGACCGTCAGTGTCGGACGGGCAGCACTGCCCTTACCGTTCAGTTCAAATCCCGTCCCCTGAATGGGGTATGCCTGATACTGCCGCCCCTGCCAGGTGACCGGCTCACCTTTTTCGTTCTGCTCATTACAGAAAAAATAACGTTCACCACCGACCTCTGTCAGATCGATTTCCCAGAGCACCACCTGGGCTGACTGAGTAAGGCGTGTCGTCTCATGATGTGTTTCCTGTGGAATATCCTGCATCAGGGCCTCCTATGCCACGACCTGTTCAAAATCTGCCGTTATGGTTACCCACAGCGCCCCCACGCTTGCCGACCATTTACGACAAACCACCCTGATCGGCTTCCAGTCATAAGGTGGCGTCCACTGAAATGCGCGGACGCCACCGTGCCGTTCCAGAAAGGCTTTCAAAGATGGGTGTTCACATTTACGAACACGTATCGTCACGCTGTAAGTCGACAACTGGTTATTCAGTCCCGCCGCACGACGCTGTTCATAACCATCGCCCAGCTTCACTGTCACCACTTTCGGCTCTGATACCACATTCATATCCGGGCGCACTTTCCAGTGAAACGTCTCCATTACCGATATGCTCCACTTAACCGACCACCATCACGGGCCTGCTGTTGCATAAAGTCCGCTGCCGCTTTTTTCCCGAGGTCATAAACCACCTTCAGGGCAGCCGGACCTATCTGCCCGTTCGTGCCATCGTTATTGATCTCGATGTTGTACTGCGGGGCAAACATCGCCATACCTGAACCACCAATATCCGCCACAACCCCCAGCTTACCGTCAGCACCACGACGCAGAGGCAGAATGGCTTCAGGCCCAGCTTCCCCCATCACACCTGCACCTTTTGCAAAAGCAAAAAACGTCGGACGGTTAACCACCGTGCCACTGTAGCGACTCAAATCAGCAGACTGATAAACACCACCATCAGCATTGGGCGTCACACTGGCAGTTGCTGCACTCCCCCAGCCAAACGCCGAACCAATCCCCTTAACTGCCTGCATCATGGACATCTGAGCCATGATTTTTGCCAGATCAGAAAGGAGCGAGGCGGTAAAAGATTTGAAGTTCAGTTTTCCGGTGGTACAGAATGTTGCCAGTGCATTACCTGCACTATTAAATGCCGCTGTAAGCATCTGCTCCGCAGTGCCTGCCGCATTATCCGCATCTGCCGTGAAATTCTGAAACGCCCGCATGGCACCGTTTTTCCAGTTACCCTGAGCAATTTCAAGCTGTTGCCAGTAACGGCGATTCTCATTCAGTTGCCTGTTCAGGCTCTCCGTCAGCGCCTGCTCGGCCTTTCTGTAGTCATCCGTGTTATATGTCCCTTTCTGCTCACTATCCCGCCTCAACTGCTCCAGCTGTTGCTGGTATTTCTGGCGAAGGCTCAGTTGTACCTGATATCGCTGCCGCTGCTGATCACCCATACCCACCGTGGCGATATCCAGGTCATGTTGCTGACGCTGAGCGCGCTCTTCTTCAGCCAGTTGACTGGTCAGCTGAATTGTTTTTTTCTTCAGCTCGTTGAGTGCCGTCTGTTTCTGAAGCTCCTGCTGTTTTACATCCAGCAGCGTCAGTGCCTGAATCAGTTCATCTTTACGGGCCAGCACACTCTTTTCATCTGCCGTCAGTTTTTTCCCGTCCAGGTCGCTGATGCGCTGCTGCAGAGCCAGAAGCTGTTTATGCGCTTCTGTCATCCTTTCCGTGGCAATGCCTGCTGACTGTCTGGCAGCAGCAATCTGTCCTTCCACCTGTGCCTGTTGCTGACTGTACTGCAGCAATAACCGGGTGGCCTCATCATTACGGGTTTCGCGTGTTTTTTTCTTACCGGATGCCAGGGCTTTCTCGTAACGTTCATTTTCACGTTGTATCGCCGCATCCCTGACAGCCTGATCGGCGTACTGCATGGCATTAATACGCGCAATTTCACGCTGATGTCGTGCTGCTTCCGTTTCATTCATCCGGTTCAGTGCAGCATTTTCAGCATTACGGCGTTTCTGTTGCTCCTGATAATTCCGCTCTGCCTGCTCTTTTGCATCCTGCAAATCCTTCTGGCGTTTTTTCTCCTGAAGATCGTTAAGACGCTGCTGATCGTATTCAACCTGAGAAGATGATGCCGTCCAGGGGAGTCTTTTCGCCCGCGACACTTTCTCCTGTAAAGCGGCAATCTGTTCATCCAGCGAGTCTTCACGACCAATATTCATGGCCGCATCCCAGAACTGCTTCCACCAGTCAGACAAGGTTTGCAGCGTACTACCCAGCGCATTGAGGTTATTATCAATATCCGCAGTACGCCGACCGGTTTCCTCTGCCAGTGCAGACATGGCTATCCGTGCAGCATCACTGGAGCGCCCCTGCTCCCCAAGGACGCGTATCTGCTCAAGCTGAGTGGCAGTAAGAAAATGCAGCTCATTGTCCAGAGCCTTCGCGGCATTTACAGGATCATCCTTCAGCCGCTTAAACTGATTTATGGTATCGCTGACCGACTGGCCAACCGATCGCTCCATCTGTGCGGCAGCTCTCGCCACCATACCGATATCGTTTCCACGAAATGCACCACTCCCCACCACCTGAGCCAGCGCACCGGCTGCAGCATGTTGCGTGATACCATTCCCGGAAATAGCACGACTGAGCGTCCACAGCTGCCCGGCAGTGACTCCGGCATAATGCCCCGTCAGCGACAGCTGGCGGTTAAATTCTTCCCCCTCCTTCTGACCGTCATACCAGGCTTTACCCAGACCATAGACGGCCGCGGTAATACCGCCAATAACCCCGCCCAGCATCATGCCTTTCGGTGACATCAGTGTGTCTATCCATCCGGCACGGTTAGCCAGCGTTATCCCGGATCCCCTCAGCGCCCCTAAATTGCCGCGGGCCAGTTCACCTATCAGAACGCCTATCTCCTGGCGGGCCGCTGCACTTTTCAGACCCAGCGAATGCGTGGCTTTTCCTGCCCGCTCCATTTTGCGGATATACACTTCTGCAGCACTGCTTACCCCCAGCTGGGCAGCCCTGGCACGAAGCAACTCAGAATAAGAAAGATTCTGGCGGGTTGCCTGCTCTTTAAGCTGACGGATAAACGCCACTTTCTGTCGGGTAGCCTCTGCCTCAGCCTGCGTAAGAACACGGGTTTTCGCCGTAACCTCAGAAATCAGCGCCAGATAATCCTGCTGACCAATCCCGCCACAGTTTCTGGCCTGTCGGATCTGCTGCTGAATACGCTGTAACTCCTGCAACCCCGCACTGGCCTGTTTCACACTGTCAATCTGACGATAAAACGCGGCAGCCGCTTTATCCTGAGCCTCCGCCAGAGCCATGGCCTGTGCCTGTTCCTCGCGCATTTTCTGGCTCAGTGCCTCCATACGCTGGCGGGTTTGCTCCACCTCGCGGGCCATGCGTTCATGAGCCTGTGCGCTCTTCTCCACCGTCTGCGCATGGACGGATGCGGCTGTTGCAGCCGAAGAAGCCGCCTGCATTGTCTGCCGGGCGGCCTGAGTCTGACGCTCCATAAAACGCTGCATACGGGCAGAAGACCGTTCTGCATCGCTGGCTGCACCATTCAGAAGGTTTTTGATACGGGGAATTTCATTTTTAAACTCTGCCGCATCAATCCCCAAATCAATGACCAGGTTGGCTATCTGGTCCATAACGCACACCTCCGGAAATACCTTCCCCAAGATGCATCAGTTCTTCGTCCGTTCGCTCCGGTATCCCGTTCTCTTCCGGTAAAAGGCTGAAATCAGCCACCGCAGCATCACTGCTGCCGGACACCATTCTCACGATCAATGCCTTCAGCGAGGCAAACTGCGCATCCATCCACACATCACTGAAGCTCTGCATCCGGAAATAATCGCCCCACTCACCAAGCTCAGTGGCCGACATTTCCGACAGCATCCGCCGCCAGTCTGCCCGCCGGAACTCCCGGGCAAGCCGCATGACAAACTGCATTTCCCGCGTCAGGACTTTTCCGGCGTCAGCACCTCATGCTCCAAATCCCCGGCATTCTCAATGGCTCCCATACCGCTCAGCGACAGAACCATCTCCGCCCCCGCTCCCAGGGCATCATACGACCATGTTGTAATAACGGATGCGCAAAGCGTCTCAACATCCTGAGACTGTTCCGCATTCCACAGTGAGCGGGAAACTAGCCAGGCATTGATATCCATCCCCATCCGCAGAAAAGCAATCTGTCGTTCAGCCTCCGGCAGTTCTCCCTCTTCGGCATCAAACTTTGCCGTTCGCTGCTGAACAAACGCCAGATATTCAATTCTCTGCAGCCCGGACAGCTCACTGAGCACCACGGACTGCTTTTCATAATTAAACGTGCCCTGTTTCAGAAACATCATGTTCTCCACCTGCAAAAAAGCCCCGGATAATCGGGGCAAATGATGAGTATCGTCCTGTTAACCTGCGGCGCTGACGGCCACCGTAGCCACTGCCACAAAATCGCCGTCAGAAGTCATGCCCACAATGCTGACACTGCCCTGCTTCACGCCTTTCACCGTGGCCACAAGCCCGTTCAGGGTCACCGTGGCAGTCTGTGGATCTGTCGAATGCACACTGATCGCTTTGTCACTGGCTCCGTCAGGTTTTACTGTAAAGGTCAGCGTGGTGGTTGCTCCCACTTTTACACTGGCAGATGCCGGTGCCACCGTCAGCCCGGTAACGCCCACGGTTTCAGTGCCTTCTTCTGCCAGATACGGACGCCCCACACCGCTGATTTTCACTGTGCGGGTCATCACGTCTTTTGAGGCAATGGTTTTACCCAGTGAACTCAGCCAGCCACGGAAAACATCAACAGTACCGTTGGGATATTTGATACGAAACGCGCAGACTTCACCGGAGTCGAACAACTGAACCAGTTTTTTCTGCCCGCTGTCACCCGGACGCCAGGCCAGCGTCGCCGAAGTATCACCGACGGATTTCTGCCCCTGGGTTGTCGTTTTCCAGTCTGCATCTTCATCATCGAGATAAGTGTCATCTTCTGCATCAGCGGTCATTTCGCCAGGCTGCAGATCCTTCACCATCGCAAGACGCAGCCAGTCAGTGTCCGATAAAGGGTTCGCAAACGCATCGCCCTTGCCGGTGTACATCCAGAACGTCGTTCCCGCACCTTTCGTTTTTGCCAGTGGATTTGGTGTGGTCATTGCCACCTCCTTAATTCGTGTACGTGATCTGGTACGTGATTTCCGCCATCGCCCAGGTGGCCATCTCATTATCACGTTGATAGTTAAAACCGAGTGGGATCAGGGTGTCGATGAGTCCGGAAAGTGCCGGTACATCATTCAGGGCCGGGAAAATGGTGCTCTCCATCCACATATCCAGCTCTGAATCCGGTGCCTGTGCCCGGATGAAGACGGCAATATGCAGAACAGCCTGCCAGTCATCTTCATCCGTCATTTTTCCGGTGTACTGAGCATCACTCAGCCACACCGCCACGGCAGGCAGTTCCTGCGCATCAATAAATGCCGGAAGCCCGTCAAAAAATGTGGCGCTGTCTCCACACTGTTCCCGAAGGCGTGCCAGTACGGCCTGGCGGATTTGTGTATGTCGGTTCATCGGGTCAGCCATAACCTCAGTTGTTGTTTCAGTGCATACCCCAGCTGTTTCGGCATTTCCGCAGCAATGATGCGATCGCGGGCATCTTCAAATGCCTGTGTCAGCGGTCCGGACAGCGGGATTTTCACCACATCAATGGGGTAACGATTTTTGCCATCAATACGCCGCATCACATGCCAGCGACCATTCGCCAGTTGCTGAATAAACGCATCCCGGAAAAGATATTTACCCACCTTCAGCACGCTGCCACGGTACTGCAGTTTTCCACCACGCCGGGCCAGTCTGACCCGGGCTGTCCCCAGCTTAATGGCGGGCAGATTGCCCCGGTTAACGCGGATCCTGGCCGTCATTTTTCCTGACGGACTGGCTTTAAACACCCGGACACGCTGACGTACCAGTTTCAGGGGGATCCCTTTCACCTGGTTATCTCCCGCAACGGTATTCCCGGCAACCTGCCGGGTGGCAACCGAGACCGCTTTCTGTGCCACACGGTTTATCGCCCATGCGCTGGCCTGTGGCACCATACGGGTATCAAGGCTGTTCAGATTGCGGATGGCATTCTCAAGCCCCTTCATCCCACACCTCTTTACTCAATAAAGATCATTGGCTTACCGTTAAAGCGTTCATGCCGTGTGACCGTCCATTGTTGTCCGTCATAAACAACGCGATCCCCGCGCCGTGGGCGGTATCCCGAAGAAAACACCACCAGAGAGACCGCAGGTCCGGACAGAGCATTCAGCTCTGCCAGTGTTTCTCCCGGGATCACGGTCATATCGACATCATTAATCGAGGCTGTCTTTCCCATCTTTCTGACCGTGATAGCATCCATACGCGCTGCCAGCCGGGAAAAGGGATCAGACATTGAGTTTTACCGGCACTTCTTCTGCACTGGTTCCGGCATCTGCCCAGACAACCCCGACCAGCGGATCAGAGCCGCTGTTAGTCAGCTGAACTTTTCCGGACTTCAGATAAACCTTCTTACCCGTTTTCATGTCATCCGTTTTCAGCTTAGGCAGCATAAACACACCTTCGGTCATACCGTCGCCTGTTTCACCTTGTGGAATATCGGTCAGCGCCACCGCAAAAACATCACCCACCTGCACCAGATCTCCGCTGCTGATGGCTGCACTGGCAACAATCGCCACCGTTTTTCCTTCTTCTACAAAATTCTTTGCCATAACTGTCTCCACACAGCCCCGTTCAGGGGCTGATTTCAGGTACAAAAAAAGCCCTTACGGGCCATCAGAGTTGTTGTCTGCGATGTTTACGCCGTACATTTCACCAGACCGCGGTGATCAACTGGCGCGACACCGGCGTCAATACGCACTTTCGTTGTCACGCCATCCACACTGAAGCCCTCCATCTGATCAATATATGGCGTATCCACACCGTTGAGATAAGCCACTTCAATCGTATCGGAGCCTTTTGACGCAGCCAGGTAGAAGGTGGTCTGGCTGTTATCATCAAGACGAGGCTCTGCAATAACGGTCGCAAAATCTTTCACCGGGTTAATAATACCGGCGTTAATGTCAGCCCCCTTGACACTTGAGGAGCGAATGACCTGGTTAGCAACAGACTCCATCGCCGTCGGTACCAGTACGAACGCAGGACGAATATTCAGATGACGCTCCCCCTCTTTCTGAACACGCATCAACTGGCGGGCTTTATCCAGCGATGCCACGTCCATTGCAGCGTCCTCCAGTACGTTTGCATGTTTCGCTTTATCGAACAGACTTACATTATCTGTGGAGATTTTCGGGTTAGACGTCAGAATGGCATAAACCAGATCGGCAATAGTGGATTTCGCCGCACGGCCCAGCTTCATCGGGACATCGGTCAGCATATTCAGATCATCATTGATAATGGCCTGACGGGTGATACTGAACAGCTCGCCATAGGTCGCCAGTGCAATAGTGGCCTGTTTATCTCCGGTGGTGACGTATTTATATTCCGCCCCTTCACGCACCTGACGCAGAGCACTGAAGCCCCCCATACCCACGCGATGGGCAATTTTAAAATCAGACAACTGACCTTTCCGCGTCCACTGTTCATAGGTTTCAGGGGCATCCTCCCAGCCCTGCAGAATGGCTTTGTTCGCAACATCCAGCAGAATATTACCGAAGTCAGACGTACTGTGTGTGAACGCCGCACCGACCATCTGCATCGGGTTATAACCGGAAACCCCAATACCCCGTTCAGTCAGTGACATACGGGCATATTCACGCAGGGTCATCCCGTTGTAGACATTATCACGTTCGGTTTTTTCAAATCCGGCACGCGCCATCAGCGCCTGGCGGATCCCGTCCCCCACAAAATTACCGTTACCGGCATAAATATGAGCCGGGGTATTTTTATTGGATGGCGTGGACTCGCGCCCCATCTCGTTCAACAGCTTTTCGCGGGCCTGCTCCAGCGAACATTCAGGATCGGCAAGACACTGAGCCTGCAGCGTCTGATAACGCCCGCCAAACATGGCAAACAGATCATTAATACCGTTTACACGCGCTTTTTGCTCTGCCAGTACCTGCGCACGGATACTGTTTTCATCCACCACGGGTGCTGCTGCCTGCACTGGCGTCCGGGAGGCTGCAGGTTCATTATCCTGTACGCGTGGAGCACTGTTGCGTGGCGGAGTAATCATGTTTCGAATGGATTCCGGCATCTTTTTAAATTCCTCTGTACGTTTTGACTGAATACATGCCATTGCCTTAACGGCTGGCGTCACCTGATCAGCAAATCCATGTGCCAGACATTCGGCACCGGACATCCAGGTCTCATCCGCCAGCATGGCAGCAATTTCATCGGTGGTTTTCCCGGTTTTCTGTGCATAAGCGGGTAACAGAACCGCCTCAACCTTATCGAGCAGGTCGGCATAGGTGCGCATGTCCTCCGCATCACCGCCCGTAAAGCCAAATGGTTTATGAATCATCATGAAGGTGTTTTCCGGCATAATGACCGGTTTTCCCACCATCGCAATGACCGACGCCATTGACGCCGCCACACCGTCGACATAAACGGTAATGGACGCACCATGTGTTTTCAGCGCATTAAAAATGGCGATGCCTTCAAAGACATCGCCACCCGGTGAATTGATATGGAGATTAATGTGGGTGATATCGCCCAGTGCATTCAGATCACTGATAAACTGCTTCGCTGTAACACCCCAGAAACCAATCTCGTCATAAATATAAATATCCGCGTCACTCTGGTGACCAGCCTGCATCCTGAACCAGGAATTATTCTTCGGACTGGTCGTCGGTGTGCTGCGGCTCCTGTCGTTTCGTTGCGGCACTGCTGCCTCCTTTATCACTGGCCGGATCGGTATCAAATACCAGATCCAGCTTGCGGTTTTCATCAATTTCGGCCTTGCGCCGACGTTTGACATCATCCGGATTACGACCACCTGCACGTACCCAGTCTGATTCTGTCGCCGCTCCACCACGAATCTGGATTTTCCAGGCCTCAGCCTCCTTAACAGGGTCAATCCACGGCATCACCGGTCCGGAATACACCGCGGTATACAGTGAAGAACGGTCAAGATCGCGGGGTAGCCTGATAACACCGGATGCCACAGCCTGTTTCAGCCAGGCACGGTACATCGGGCGGGTGACGGCACCAATAAACCAGTCCTGCAGGATCAGGTAGCCATCAGTGGATTCAACCAGCTCCTGACGCTGGGCGCTGTAAGTGCCGTTATAGTTGCGCGCTGTACTGGAAAAACTCAGACGACTGCCAGCCGCCACTGCACGCAACTGACCATTACGAAAAGTTTCAAGATTAGGATTGGGGCGATCCGACTTCACCATTCCGATTTCTTCGCCGGGTTTCAGATCGTCGTAAATAATGCCTGGCTGAATGGTAAGCTCGCGTTCCTTATCCTTGCTGCCATTACCATCCGGTTCATAGCTCTGCCCGTCGCCTTTGCGGATGTACATCCCCAGAGCAGCGGCGATCCTTGCTGCAGTCAGCTCATAATCTTCATAATCTTTCAGGGCACTGAGGCGGATCAGCACACCGGACAACAAAGACGTCCCGCGCATCTGGTGCAGACGGCGAACAAATTTAAGATGCAGCATTCGCTCTGCATCCACTTCTTTGGTTTCCATCTGCCGTCCGGATACGGGACGGCTTTTATACACCAGATATTTTTCGGGACGCCCCCAGTCATCAACAAACACGCCCTGATTCAGCCTGTTGCTCTCATCACTGGTCATGGGAATAAAGTCTGGCTCGAGCGCCTCCAGCCAGAAATGAACACCGGCAGAAGGCGTCAGGCTGTTTATGCGCCCGGAAACCATCTGGGCAAACACCTCACCATCGCGCAGCCAGGTACGCAGCATCAGACGTTCCAGCATCGGACGGGTAAACTGCCCGGTGACTTCCGGGCTGACAGACCATTCACTCCATCGGGTGCGAATCTCCGCTGCCAGATCACGGGCAATGGCCCCATTGCGTAATACCGGATGTGGCTCGACAATAATCCCGTTTTTCCCCACCACCCGTTCTTCCAGCTTGTCAAATACACCAATAACCAGATCGTGGTTGTTATCAAGGTAACGGGCCTGCTCACGTAACGACACGGCCCCGTACTGGCTTAGCTGGTCGGCAGTTCGGTTCTCCCGTCGGGCTTTGTGTGTCCGCGTCGTTTTTACGGCTTCATAAGCCTGGATCACCGCACGGGAACGCAGCCTTGCCGCTTTCCATCCAGGTGAAAAAACGCCAATCACATCATCAAGAATTGCCATCAGAACCTCGCCAGCCGGTACCCGGGATGCCCCCGTCGTCGTGTAATCAGAGCCGCAAGGCGGCGCTCCCACTCCTGCCGTCCCTGCCGGATCTCAGATAAGTTTTCCATGGTCATCTGCTGACCATTAAAGGTGACGGATTTTCCGTCCAGCACCGCCATTTCAGCTTCCATATAACGCTGAATCATGGCTTCGATATCATTCTGGTTCATAACCATCCTCCGGAAGTCAGCCAGGGGTTAACATCGTCAGTTACTGTTTTCTTCCGTTTTTGTTTTTTAACAGGCGTGGATACCGGTTCCGGTGAGGATGACGGTTCGGTACTGTCCTGGACACACTCCAGCCAGGTTTCCCGGCTCGCCCACTCCGGTGCATCCGGCCAGCGGATCTTTTCGTATCCATGCAGAATGACCAGAGCCTCGGCATACACCATCAGGTCAAAAGCTTCGTTGGCACCGCGACCCGGCTTACTCCATTTCCCGTCACTGCTCCGCTCTTCATACGTCAGTTCGTCGTAAAACCAGCTCCCCAGCCAGTCAGGGAAATGCACATAGCCGGGACCTGGCGAGTCACGCCATAACGCGTTATTCACCCGGTCTTTCAGTGCATCCGTCTGAAGAAGCCAGAGCGGCACATCACCTGCGGCCTGCGCCCGTCGGCCCGTTCGTCCGGTGTTATCAGGGAATGTACGGGTGATCAGTTTTGCGCGCCGGATGCTGTCGCCCTTAAACAGGTAAATACGTTTACCAAGGCCATCACGACGGCAACGACGCCAGAATTTATAGGCATTATCAGTGACCCCGTCTTCACCGCCGGAGTCCACCGCCATTGCCATCAGTCGCATTTGTTGAGAAGGATCGGAGGCCAGCGGCCAGCTTTTATGAAAAACATCCGTCAGCAGGACATCCCAGTCTTCCGGATAGCTGGCCGGATCAATTCGCTGGCTCTCCCCGTCGCTGTCACCGCGCAATGACTGCGTGATGTTGTAACGATCAATAATCCAGCGTTCGCCACGGCTGCCATAGCCCGTTACCTGAACCACAAAACGGCGATGACGTCCCGCCTGCACATCCACTGTCGCCACAAGGAAATTAACGCCATCCGGCACACTGCGGGAAGGAACTGGCTCTGCCCGCTGCTCAAGCAGTTCACTTTTTCGTTGCTCCATGCTGGCGCGGGGAAGATAAGGTAATCCCCAGTCGGTATTGATAACCGTCTTGAGTGTTTCTTCACTTCCGGTTGTCTCGTATTCCTGTTCTGCAGTAAGCAGTTTGTAAACGAGTTGCGAGAGTGTCTGGTAAGCAGCTGCCGGACCCTCCATCCAGAATGACGCAATACGTGAGCGTCGGGGATCACCATAACGACTGCCATCCGCATTGATGGATTCACCATCCCGCAACCAGACCCCACGTCCGTTCAGCTCACGTTTGTGTTCAGGCATAATCCGTCCTGAACAGGAAGGACACTGAATATAAGCCGCCTCACTTGCCAGCACGGGATCGGCAATATCACGGAAACCAGCAACCACATCGCCGCAGGGCTGAAAATACTCACCACAGTGTGGACAGGGCCAGTACCAGCGACGGCGATCACCACGGTTATAGAGCGACAGGATCCCCGTGGTTGGTGGAGCCTCATGCGGTGAAGTCCGTCGCCATTTCACATCCTTCACATCCCTGCCGGGGGAACTCTCCACCAACGTCATACCGCTGGACATAAATGTGGTGGTACGTTTTGAGGCAAGAGAGAAGGCATCCCCCTCGCCATCAATATCTTCCGGAAAACGGTCATAATCCGTCAGCGCGACGCATTTATAATCTGATGAGGACATGATATTGACTGACGGCCAGCCGATTTTCAGGTAGTTGCCAGCAAGGAATGTTCTGTCATAAACGTTGTTGTCATTTTTGTTCGGACTCAGGCGACTGACCACTTCCGGGCTGACGCGAAACGTTCTGGCGAGTCGTTTTTTGGAGTGTTCGCGGGCTTTTTCCTCCGTCATCTGAATGATCAGCATATCAGCAGGATCGCAAATCACGTTGTAAATCACCCAGCCGTCAATCAGGCCGATAGTCTTGCCGGTTCGTGCCGGGCCAACAAATATCACTGCGTCGTATTCACGCGAGGCCAGGCAGTTCATCGGCTCAATAACATACGGTGCCACCAGCGGATCCCACGGGACTGAGTTCCCGGCCCCCATGGGCACCCGCATATACTGAGCAACGGCATCAGCAACCCGCATTCGTCTCGGTGCGCGAAGGATATAACCTGAATCGGTTCGTGCTGCCTTTGCGGTTTCCTGATTCAGCATTACTCCTCCTGCTGTAATTCCTCCTCATCATCCGCACCTGCTTCAGTCACCCGCAGGGCTATCTGATCGCGCAGATCATCAATAATGGACTGAACACGGCTCACAGCGGCAGGCTGCAGACCGCAGTCACGTTCAAGAATATCCGGTAATGTCTCCAGCACCTGCACGACCGCTTTTGCCCAGATGGCAAACTCCCGTCTGACATCACTGGCCGGAATGAGTTGTGCCGTTTCCTGTTCGAACTTAAGACGCTCACGTTCAGACTGATACCAGGCTTTGCGCTCATGCGCGTCCATTTCGCCTTCTGCAACCGGCGGTGGTAATGCCAGAAATGCCGACACAATATCAACCACCCGATAAAGCTTGAGGTTGCTTTCATGCCCCCCTGCAACGGGTAGATTTTGCAGCCTTGCCGCAGCAGTCTGGCGATGTACACCTGACAGTGCCGCCAGTTGACTGATATTAAGCGTCAGATTTTTTAACTCTCGATCCATACCCGCTCCAGAATGTTTTAAACATGCATCTTGCGAACAACTTTAGGCAAACGGTGTTAGTGATGAACAAAAAATAATCAAAATCGACACCATAAAAATAAAACCACTGTAATATCAATACATTACATTAGTGGTGATGACGAATGAAATTTCAAAAACTAGCCTTTTTCCGCGACGCTCCCGCCCCGTGGCAGGCCACCCCACCGGAAGGACCCGCCAAAATGAGAGTGATTATCACCATTGCTGATGAATAAATTGATGAAAATCATTGAAACGCCTTTCAGCAAGATAACGGCGACGGTCGTTGTTGAACTCCGTAACTCTGCTACTAAGGTTAAAAGCATGGCCATCTTTTGCCACCGGCAAATCTTCAATGGATTTCCCCTGCCGGTTTTTTATTCCTCACATTATCGCAGCCCCTCAGTGAAGGGCTGCTGTAATGCCTGCTGTTACTCAGTAACGACCGCGCCTTCCGGTAATTTCATACCGGCAAATACCGGACAGCCCGGGGATCGTTATCTGCAGCTGGTTAGCCAGGGAGTTAATCTCAGCGACCAACACTGGCTTCGTATAGCGCCATGCCGCCAGCCCTTGTCCACAGAAGCTCGCCATATCTTTTTTCTGATCAAACTCATGACACTTCATATTGAGCTGCGCACTTAAGCTGTTGCGATGCTGAAGTTCTCCGGTGAAGTAGTCATCCAGGACTTTATAGGCTGCATATTTAAATCCGGGGTTTAGCCATGCTGCATAATCATAAGCAACAAACTTCCCGCCATATGTTCCACCGTGTACACCGCGCTCAGTAAAAACCACAGATTCGTGTTTTTTCTCCAGCTACTTAATGCGCTGGGTGCGGATATATTCCTGCGCCCCTTCCAGTTGCTTCTGCATCGTCATCAACCGTTCTCTGAGGGTGAAATAATCCCGTTCAGCGGTGTCTGCCAGTCGGGGGCTGGTTGCATTATCCATGCTGGTGGGTCCGGTGGCTTCACGCACGGCTGCGGAGCAACTGGCATTGACCCGCAGGCGCTTACGACCAGCGGCAACATCAGCGCGCAGAGTTTCATTTTCAGTTTTCGCATCGGCTAACTCCTTCGTGTATTTTGCATCGATCGCAGCAACATCACGCTGACGCTGCTGCATGTCAGCGATGGTGGCGGTCGCCTGCTTCAGCTCACTGACTTTTTTATCACGCTGTTCTTTGTAGGCGATGGCGTTATCACGGTAATGATTGACCGCCCACGACAGGCAGACGATGATGCAGATAACCAGAGCGGAGATAATCGCGGTTACTCTGCTCATTGTTGCCCCCACAAACAGACTTCACGCTCAATCTCACGACGAGTCATCAGGCCTTTCCATTGCTTACCGCCAGCGTATGTCCAGCGACGTAGCTGGTCACATGCGCCTTTGATATCGCCCTGGTTTATTTTGCGAAGAAGCGTCGATGTTCTGAAATTGCCAGCACCCACGTTGTAGACGAACGAGTAAAGAGCGCCGCGCGTTGTTTCCGGTATATCGACTTTGATGTACGGGTTAATTTGTCTGGCGACCGTGGCAAGGTCTTTATTCAGGAGGGCTTTGCATTCTGCTTCGGTATACGTTTTACCTAGCATGATGTCTTTTCCGGTGTGTCCGTGACATACAGTCCATACGCCAACGATATCTTTGTATGGTATGTAGCTGACACCTTCCAGGCCATCGTCACCACTCGGACCAGTGATGAGCACAGACGCTATGGCAACAGCCCCACCACCAATAGCAGCAGCAACAGCCTTGCGTAATGATGGCGACATTATTCACCTCTCGCAGCCTTACGCTTATCTTCTTTAATCTTGAAATAAAGGTTTGTCAGATACGTCAGCAAGCCAAATACCAGACTACCCAGCACACCTATTGCCGCCCACTGTGAGGGCGTGACTTTATCGAGCAACTGTAAAAACCAGTACCCGGCACTACCTGCTGAGGTGCCATAGGCGACACCCGTTGTTAACTTATCCATGGATTTCATAACCCCACCTCGCAGATGCGGGTGCTGTGTAATGGAAATAAAAAGGCCACCTACGTGGCCACCAGATTATTTCCCCACCAGCTCGTTTATCTCTTTCACTGTCTGGTTAAACCGCTCTGACTCAAGCTCAACACCTAAGGCCCGACGCCCCAGCGCCATTGCTGCTTTTATTGTGGAACCGGATCCCATAAAAAAATCAGCAACCAGATCACCAGGTCGACTACTGGCATTGATTATTTGCCAGAGCATATCCGCAGGTTTCTCACACGGATGTTTACCCGGGTAGAACTGAACGGGTTTATGCATCCAGACATCGGTATAAGGCACGGAGACTGATACGGAGAAATAGCGCCGGAGAGATTTAAACTCATCCAGCAATTCAGAATATTTGCGATTCAGTGAATCATAAGATGCCACCAGCTGGTGGTGTGGTTGTTCCAGTTGTTGTTCCTGAAACTTCTCTGCCGCTATACGGGAAAACAGTGCCTGTAACTTCCGATAGTCAGCCTCATTCGGCAACTGCCACTGACTGGCACCAAACCAGTGGGAAACCATATTTTTCTTACCTGTGGCTTCGGCAATTTGTTTTGCCGTTATACCCAGTTCGGCACGAGCATCCCTGAAATACGATATCAGCGGTGCCATTATGTGCTGTTTGAGTTCCCTTTCTTTTGCCGCATAGCCGTCACTTTTGCCGCGATATGGTCCCTGGTAATGTTCAGCAAACAGAACGCGCTCTGTGGCAGGAAAATATGCGCGCAGACTTTCTTTATTACACCCATTCCAACGTCCGGACGGCTTCGCCCAGATGATATGGTTAAGCACGTTGAAACGTTCACGCATCATGATCTCAATATCAGATGCCAGGCGATGCCCACAGAACAGATAAAGGCTTCCGGCAGGTTTTAACACCCGCCAGAACTGGGCCAGACAGTGGTCCAGCCACTTAAGGTAATCTTCGTCCCCTTTCCACTGATTGTCCCAACCGTTGGGTTTCACCTTGAAGTACGGCGGATCGGTAACAATCAGGTCAATGGAATCATCAGGCAGGGACTGAATAAAATGCAGGCAATCAGCGTTGATTAAATCAACACTGTTTATTTTTACAGTATTTTTCATGGATCAGTAAGCGTAACTCTGGTAGGCTCACTCTGCTTTTGCGCTAAAGCAGTGGGCCGTGGTTCGCTTGTGACCAGTAAGCATGAGCGAATGGCTGGCAGGTGCTACCAACACCCACCAGCCGCCCATTTTCACAGCAGGAAACCGCCATTACTGGCAGCGTCTGAATTTATTCCCGTACCCGCCGTTATCCTTCGCCAGCCCCGCCAGAACTAACTGAGTCAGTATTAACTGGCACCGGGCTTCGCTTACTCCGGTAGTTCTCGTCATCATGCGTGGCGTTACCCACTTGTCAGCAGGTAAGAAATGAAGGACTGCGGCGGCGGTTTCTGTCATATCTTGCTGTTTTAGCATGTCTTTTTCCCTTCTGGTTAACATGACATACCAATAACTCTTGTCTAAAAAGCCAGCAAGATAAAAAGTCAGTATTCACGACCACCAGCGTGTTTACTGTACTGCACCAAGTTTACAGGTACAAAAAACCCGCTCAGTGGCGGGTTTAAGTTGTGTGGCGAAGTAACCACTCTTAACACACTAATAGCATTTTTGTTATAACACAAGTAGCTCATTCAGTATTTTTAGAATCTTGACTTTCTTAAGCACGGCGAACTCTGAATACCAAACATAAAATCAATTATCTTCCAGGCCGGATGCTATCAACGAAAGCCTCTCAAAAAACGCTGTAGCAGCCTTGTCCAAAGTTGAATAAGTACTGTATTCTCCGTGTTCGGGACCAACCACTACCCATGGTCGTCTTTTTGGGATTCGGGATTTCTCAGAAATCACTGTTCCAGATATACCAATATCAATTGTTACACCTGTTATTATTTTCTCTTCATCTCTTTCCCTGAACTCAATTGCCATAAATGCCGTTTTTTTTCGTTTCCCGTTTTTAAAAAAATCAAATAAAGCAAAGCGATGCTCATTAAAATCAACACCCCATCGTCCTTCAGGATAAAGGGCATGAAAGTTGTCATTTACGCTCTGCATCGTCTCATAAGCTTTAACTTCTAAATCTCCATAGTGCATAGATACCGCGCAGGAGTTACTGGGTAACTGTATTTTCCCAAGATTGAAAACCTTTACTGCTCCAGAACTATGGCATCTTGCCCGCAACTTATCCCCATTTATACTAATCGGAGAAATATTCCTTAATGTTCCGGGCTGGCTCCCTCCTAAGTAAACGACTGTTAAAGATTGCTTATTTTCAATTGCATCAACTAATACATGCTCTACATTTTTATCCATAATAACCTCCCAATGAACAGGTATCATCAGGAGGTTATTATAAAATATGATTATTTACTTTGATTGAATTTATTACTATATGTAACAATCAATTTCTAAAGATACCCCCAACATTGCCAGACAACCGTCAATAAACCCTTCAGCTTTCTGCAGTCTGATAACAACCTGATTAAGTGATATCCCCAGTTTTACCCCCAACGCCCGTAATGTAACCCCATACACATAATACATTTCCAGTAATTCGTATTGATACGGTTCCTTTTTCTTAAGAACTGTCATCGCAGAGCTAATGATCAGGCCATCGTCATCGCTACATTGCGGGCGGGATTTTACTTTCGAAGGAATTAATCCCTTAAAACCTGCAGCAACAGATGACCATTCCACATCCTCGTGATTATTTGCCACCCATGCCCCCCAACGTTCAAGAACCATTTGAATATCACGCATCAACTTTCTCCACAAAATCAGGCCAGCACGCCTATTGCCAGCGCACGATCGATAAAACGAAATATCAGCTCCAGCTGGGAGCCATACTTCTCTTCAAATGCCACGGTATCCGCATGCAGCTCGTCGTGATGCTTTCTGCACAAAGGCAACACAAAAAGGTCATGCGCTTTTGTAGCCATTCCACCCTGACCGTGACCTATCAGGTGGTGGGGATCATCAGCAGGCTTTCCACAACATGCACACGGCTGTGTCTTAACCCAGCGCGTGTACTTTTCATTAACCCAGCGGCGACGTTTTGGGCGTAACATAAAAGACTCCGGCGACTCCGGATCCACTTTCAGCGCCAGCACCTTTTTCGCTTTATCCTGGATGATGCTGGTGGCAGGAACCGAAGGCACAAGGTCACTTTCCCGGGTGACAGACGGCACAACAGGCTTCGGTAATCTCAGTGCCTTACGGGCTGCACTTTCCGGTAAGGCATCCGCCAGGTCATTACGAATCAGCCACCAGCACAGTTCCGGCATTGTCACAACGTGACTGTCATCAAAACCGAGATCCCGACGCACAACAGACAACACCCAGCGGGTACAGTTATCCGTTGCCATTGATTCCAGTCGTTCCGTGAACTGATCGCGCAGCTGGTTATCGCAGTGCCAGCACAGACGGATTGCGCCCGGCGCGTGTCGCATTGTTGTCATGTTCTCGCTGTGCCAGTCGGAATGAGGCCACTGGCAGCCTTTTTCACGAAGTAACCAGCTTTCAAGACATTCCACGCCACCAGCACGACGGATCACTGCCTCATTGCGGAACACGGCCCGAACGGCAGGATCATCCGCCAGCGGTTGTGATGCCGCCGGAACGGCACCACTGGCGAAAGATGAATAACGTTCCGGCTCAGGCTCCAGCAGGACACGCCCCTGCATAAACAGGGGCATCAGCTCTGAACCTGGCCTGAACAATACGATCCCCATACGCGGGGCAATTTCAGGGGTCAGTAGCGCTCTCACGGTCACCTCAATGAACGGTATCGAGCAGCTTTAACAGCTCAGGGAACCGGGATTCGAAGAAATGCGGCTGCGTCTCGCGCGGATTTGCGGGACTGGTGATGTTCTTGCCGAACATGCAGCCTTTCGCTGTCAGCGACCAGAATTTTTTGATGTTGTTAATCGCAGTGCGGCTGTATCGTTCACGTTGTTCAACGATCCCCAGCTTCGCCATCTGGTGATATGCCTGATTAGCTGTCAGGCGGATACCATACTGCTTCAGCAGTGCACTCAGTGACAGCGTGGGGCGGCTTGAGCCATCAGGCGCGTCAGCAGGAGCATCAATGGCATAGCGCGGTGCCAGATTCGGTAAGCCAACAGCCTCCTGGAGTTTCTGACAGGCACCAAGCACTGAAGAGTTAGACAGGTTTAATTCCCGGCGCATAAAGTCCAGCAGAATCACACCAGCCTGCATCTTGTCAGCAGCCTGTCCGGATAATTTTTCCGGTGCGCTGGTTACCATGTCGAAAGTACGGATCACCTTCAGATGGAATGACGGGCTGATCCACATTGCATAGGCATACACCAGTTCCTTGCAGACATACGTTCCCCGTTCATTTCCCCCATGAATCACACTCACCGGGTCAACACCCAAATTCTGGGTGTTGGTCAATTCATGAACAAGCTCAACAGTTTGTTGGCTGGAAAGAAACTTTCCTGGCTCCTTGGTTCTGGCATTTGCACCAGATGCTACTGCTGCGCGATGCAGATCGTTCAGGCTGTAACGCCCATAAGCATCACGACGAACTTCAATACCATCAATGACCATCAGATTATTCATACTTCGTTTCTCCTCTTAATCAGGCGGCTGCACCCGCCGTTTTCTCGTACTTACTGATAGTGATCTCGACCTTCCCTTTCGGGATAACCGGTCCCCACTCCACCAGCATTCTTTTCACCTGTCTGTCGTCTTCCCACACACCCGCGTGGGTCAGGGCGTCAAACAGCGCCTTGTTATAGTTGTCCAGATCACGGATCCGGTTATCCGGCGGAAACAACACGATCTCCACTGAAGCAGGTGCCGACGTTGGTTTCGGCAGACGACGTAACTGCTCAACTATTGCTGCGCACGCCGCGCTCTGAAATTTTCGCCCCGCCTCGCTTATCAGGCTCTTACCAGCAAATGCCCCTTTGTTGGGGTGTCGCCAGTACGTGTTCACACTGGGCGGGAAAGGAAGGATCAACTTCATACTTTCAGGCCCCTCTCATGTAACCAGTGGGCTGCACGCAACCTGGCGCTCTCCTCACCGGCAAGCAGTGCGCGGATGATACCGACCGCTTCGCTGTCGTCGTCCTTCACTGCGGTATGAAGCGTGATCCCCCGGGCCACGCCACGCTTTATCGTGATGACGCCTTTTTTCTCCAGTGCGCGAAGATGCTCCACCGCTGCATTCACTGAACGGTATCCCAGCATGGTTGCCACCTCCTGATTGGTTGGCGGAAAGCCACGCTCTTGCTGGTAAGAAATCAGCATATCCAGCACCTGCTGCTGGCATTGAGTTAACGTCGTCATGCCGCCATCTCCCTGACAAGTTTTTCTGCCTGCTGGCGAACCTGCGCCAGAAACGCCTCACCACATGCCTCAAGTTCATCGCGCCCGATGTAGCTGATTGCCGGTCCCTTCCAGGTCTTGTCGAAAACAGCAATAGCACCAGCGAAGAAAGCGCCTGTCGGCACCTGCTTCTCGTCCTTCGGGATAAACCAGGCTGGCAGTTCAAAACCAATACGCCCGCGAATAAAAGCAATATGGTCTGCATCTTCCGGCCACCACACTTCGCTGGTGGCAGCTTTGATCAGGAAAACATAGCGCCCGCCTTTATCACGCATAGCACTGGCATGTTTCATGATGTAACGCATGCCGGTGATGTATTGCCCCTCATGCTGACTGGCGCGGCTGTACGGGGGATTACCAAAGGCAGCACCTTTAAGCTCCGCAAGACGTTCTGACCAGTCATGCGCCAGCGCGTTGTCTTCCGCAGTGTAATAAGCGGCACATTTGGCGTTATCACCATCAGTGAACAGATCCAGAACAAACGGGCCAAACAGGGTGTTAATTCCCCAGAAAATGTTGTCCGGCGTGCGCCACTGATCGCCCACTTCCTTCAGTTCATGGGCTGGTTTGTTCCGCAGTTCCACCAGCGCCTGGCAATATTTATTACTCATTAAGCCCCCACGTAATTCCCTGATAGATACCACTCTTCACCTGATGCAGCGCGCTTGCTGCTTTTCCGTAAGCACCGCTCACGACGCGCCAGAAAATTGTTTCGTTCTGGCTGGGAGTGGCTTTCACGGAATGCCGCCATCCACACGGTTGCAGCACGACGGTATAAGCCCCTTGACTCCAGTTCTTCAGCCTGGCGGGTCAGGCACAAAATCACCCGGGGATCGTTAGTGCCGACATAGAAATTGCGCACAGGTCTGGTTTCACGAACTGGTTGTGGTTCCGGCTCCTGCGCTCTCTCAGTCAGGCGTGGGAAATGTCTGCGTGTATCTCCTTCACAACGGTGAGCCACACGCCCACTCTGACGTAACTTGCTTGCAGACTGCAGAACGCGCTGCCGTGAGTAACCTGCAAAAGCATCCGCAATGTCTCCGGAAGTACACCCCGGATGGGCTTCAATGAATTTCTGAACTTCATTCAAAAGACTCATGATCACCCCCTGAATCCTACCGGGATCTGGCTGTAGTCCACGTTGTCGTAACTGGCTTTGAAGTACGGGTCTTCACGTTTTTCTGTGTGCGTGCTGACGGACGGCGATAAGCGCAGGGAAAGCTCATCCCATTTTTCCCGCAACTTCGACGGGCTGAGCACGTTACGGCACCAGAACGGATCACGGCTGACGCGGCTGTACATCTCGCAGATTTGTTTGTGAGTACGACCATCCTGCACACACATCAGGCGAATTTCGTTTGCCCATGCTGTCCAGTTCGGTTCTTTGGGACGAACCACCTCGCCGTCACATTCGGCGGCCTGCTCGTACAGGGCGATGATTTTTTTCCAGAGCCACTGTGCGCAGGTCAAATCATCCTGCGTTCCCCACTGGCGCTTTTTAGGGCTGAATACAACCGCATCAGGATGGCGAGTTAAAAACTCCTGTTCAGCCGTTTGCGTGTCCGGTTGCGAAGCGTCCGGACGAGAAGAGGTTTTATTCTCTGTAGTAATCTCTGTTGTATTCTCTGTAAGATCATTGGGCCATTTTGACCCGATGACAGCGTGTCGTTTTGAACCAATGGATCGTGTCATTTTGCGCCCATCCATCAGGTCACTTTGACCCGATGGAGAAGTGCATTTTGACCTGATGGATTCGTTCACTTTGACCTCTTCTAAAAGCTCACTTTCATAGTTGATCGTGTAGAAGTTGGTCATGTCACGCTTCGATTTATTGAGTTGCTCGCGACGCAAAACCCCAAGTGATTTCAGGCTTGCAAATGTGCGTTTCAGAGTGGACTCTGACCAGAACGGAAACTGCTCCAGCCACTGTTCTGTCGTGTTATAAACCCAGCGAATTCCGCCATGCTCAGTGCCTGAATTCGTTTCATTCAGCCAGTAATGAAGCTGCTGCAACACAATTGCCTCATTCAGACCAATACGGCATGCAAGATCACGATTTATCACAATGGGCTGGGATGTCATTAACAGACTCATGCCGCACCTCCGAGATGCTTCATGTTTTTTCCGGAGCGAAAGGCTATAAGCGGCATACTGACGCGGTAATTACGACCCAGCGGTTCACAAATCACCTTCTGACATTCACGGTCCACCAGGCTAACACGTAGAACATGCCCTGCAGGCGTGGTGTACCACTGACCGGGGCGAGGACAACGGAAAGTCTGATTGGTAAATCGTTTGAAAATATTCCGGATCATTTGCGCCCCCTTACCTCTGAAGAGTTCAGCGACGAATGAATAAGACGGGCAAGAAATGCCGCATCGTTAATTCGGTCATACAGACTTACAGCCAGAGGTGATTCAGCTTTTTCCAGCATGGGATAAAGCTGCTGCAACCAGACCTGATGAATTGATGAAATGTAGGAATAGAGAACACTGGCGTTATGTGCAACGTCGCTCGGTACAGCGGGCTTTGAAAGCTGTTTCTCCATCTGGTTAAAGGCATTGATGTATGCCTCTTTGAACTGGGCAGCACGTTTACCCGTGAAACCCATAGCAAGAAACGCAAAGCCATCGCGGGTTATTTGATAGCAAGGTAGTTTGCGAGTACCGCCGTTGGGCTGGCGTACCAAAATTGATGTCTCCGCAAAATTGCGGGCACAAAACTCTGGAGAACAATCCAAAATGCGAATCTTTTTCAGAACATCGTCATGACGTTTAGAGAAGAAGTCAGCAACAGCCAAAGAAGATGTAACAGCCTGACCATCAACGATGGCAATTTCAGGTTGAGAGAGGGTTGGGAGAGTAGTCATAGTGACAGCCCCGGTAGTCAGTTTTTTAGAAAACTCACCACATGGGACGCCAATCACAGAGGTGGTGAGACGTACAGGGTTGGCGTTACCGGAGACTACCGAACCCGGCCCGACCGAAGTCGGCCCTGTACGCCCCACCATAATTTGGGCGTAGCAATGCTCATGACACGAAAAAACCGCATGAGCGCGGTTATGCTCAGTAATCAATTTCAGGACGCCAATCCCGGCACCCGCTTTATAAGGTGCCTGAACAGTGTAACGTCCCGGAATGGCAGAATCAATGTGCTGGTGGTCCTTCACACTCAACAAAATCACGCCTGAATTTCCACAAAGGACTAAAGCACTCATGCGGGTAGTCTTTGCGAAGATAGATAACGCGCTGTGTTTCTGGCTCCCAACGAATAACATGGACATAAAGCCCTCTTCCGTCACGAAACCAGCGGTTAAGTTCCTGCACAACTCGCCCCCCACAGTCAGGTAAAGTTCTCTGTGGTTACTTACAGCCAGGTGATTTGGTAATCTGCATTCATGCCGTAACAACAGGTGTTCAGCGACACTGACCACCAGCTGTTGCGACAAACGGTTATTTGCCGTTAAACTGTTCATGCGTTAGTTTCTCCACAGACACAAAACGCCACGACGCCCGGAGCTGCACACTCGCGGGCGTCACTCTTTTCTGGAGCGCAAAAGATTTTGTAGACCAGTGCTGCATGCTCCTGGAGCTTCGAAATTGACAGATACAACTCATCATTAATTGCTGTCTGCTCGTGTGGCTCCACTACCCCATCTTCGATTGCCGAACGAATCTGCTTTGAGTAACTCCCGATCTGTTCGATGACTTCCAGCAGGCGCTGGTTTATATCGGCGTTCTCTACTTCCTCAATTTCAGGAAGCGATACAAACACCCCACCAGCAGACTGTGCGACAGCATCCGCAATGTAGTGAGTGCCAGCCGCGCGCTGTAAAATCATTGCCCATCCCAGCGGGAAAATCTGATCGCCATCTGCACGAAGGCGGTTGAATAAAGCGTTCTCTGTTACATCCAGCCACTCAGCAGCTTCAGCGTAACCCCCCGGCAACGCCGCGATAGTTTTTCTGACAGCTTTCACGTACCACTCAGGCTGTTTTTCTACTTTCCAGTGATGCTTACCCACGGTTAGCCTCATCGTTCTGTGGTTAAAAATTGAAGGTGTTCTGTTAATCTTTCGGATAGATATCCGGTCTTAAGTCAGATTTCGTAATTGCACCTGACGTGCATTGCTCAAGTTTTTTAGCCAGCACAAAACTGGCTTTTTTATAACCATTGAAAACCAGCCGTAAGTAGCCTGGTGTTGAGCCAACTTTTCCGGCCAACTCGCCCTGCTGTTCTTTGGTTAAAGAGTCCCAATACGCTTTCATACAATATGTACCTCCGGTATACATATTACATGATTGAAATGAACCTTCAAGATACTTGTACCTTATCGGTACAAAGGTTTTAATTTCGTTATGAAAACAATCCATGACATCCGGCGGTCTAACGCCAGAAAACTGAGAGATGGTGTTGGCGGAAATTCATCCTTTGCCACCATGATTGATCGCGAGCCAACCCAAACCAGCAGGTTTATGGGGGATGGCGCTACTAAAAATATCGGTGACAGCATGGCACGGCACATCGAAAAATGTTTCGACCTGCCTGTTGGATGGCTTGATCAAGAACACCAGACAACGAACATCACAAAAAAACCTGATGTTTCAATCACTAACAAACAAATAACGTTAGTCCCTGTCATATCATGGGTACAGGCCGGAGCATGGAAAGAAGTTGGCTATTCTGAGGTTGATTTGAGCACAGCAGAAACGTATCCCTGCCCTGTACCCTGTGGCGAAATGACTTATATCTTGCGGGTGATTGGTGATTCAATGATTGATGAGTACCGCCCTGGAGACATGATTTTTGTTGATCCCGAAGTCCCTGCCTGCCACGGTGACGACGTTATTGCATTGATGCACGATACAGGCGAAACCACCTTCAAGCGATTGATAGAAGATGGAACACAGCGTTATCTCAAAGCATTAAACCCAAACTGGCCTGAGCCTTACATTAAGATTAACGGTAATTGCTCTATAATTGGTACAGTGATTTTCTCGGGAAAACCAAGAAGATACACAATAAAGGCCTAA